CTTCCTAATTGTTTTGCTGCAATAGAAGCATCTATTTCTTCTAAAGACATATACTTCATAGATTGTGTTACTGCTTGGATTCCTCCTACAATTCCACCCTGCGTCAAACCTTTAGAAAATATACCAATAGATTGTAATAATTTAGCAAGAGTACCACTTAAGTTCATTAATAAACCAAAAAACATTGTTCCAGCAGGTATTACTAATCCAGTAATAATAGTTGCTAGTGCTATAAATTTCTTTGAAAAGTCAGGTAGGTTATTAAATCCTTCTACTATTTTAGTTAGGAAGTTAACAACAGGGATAGCCAATTCAACAAATAGTTGACCTATAGGAGCAATTGCTAATTTAAATTTTTCAATAGCCGCAGTTAATTGAACTCCAAATGATTGTTCAATAACAGACAACTCTTTTTCAGCAGTTTGTCTTAATTGTTCTGATGAAAAACCCATAGTATCAAGAACTTGACTTGCTTGTGATCCATCTCTTACAATGTTCTCAAATAGTGCACCAAGACGAGCATATTGGAACTTGCCAAATACTTGTTCTAATGCCTGTTGTCTAGAAAATTCATCTAAAGTTTGAAGTGCTGTAGCAAAATCAGTTACTGTACCCATTAAATCTCCACGATTTCTTTGGATAATTGCATCTAAGTTAATATTAAATCCAGCCAACATTTCCTTTGCTTGTTTTGTAGGATTGATTAAAGAACCAAGACCTGACTTTAATGCGTTAGCACCTTGTTCTGCTGATACTCCACCTTCTTGCATTGCTGCAAGGAATACTGCCATGTCTCTTACGTCTCCACCTAAACCTTTAATAACTGGTGCTACACGTGGAATTGCTGCTGCTAAATCTTGCAAACTTACAACTGTTTGGTTTTCAACCATGTTGAGAAAGTTAACAGTATCTGCTAATTCTTGTCCACTAAGTCTAAATGCTGATTGTAAAGCAATTGTTGTATCAAGTGCAGCATTTTGATCCATTTGACCAAGTGTTGCTAACCTTGTTGCTTGAGTAACTGCATCTGTTAAATTTTTATTTCTAGCACCAGATGCTGCTGCTTGTGCTGCTAGGCCTACTGTGTCTTTAACTGCAATTCCATACTTTGTATATTCTCTACCTAAAGCCATAACTGCATCCATGTTGCCTTGTAGTTCTGCAGGTGTTGTAAAGATATCTCCATATACTTTTTTAAATGCTACTGCTTGTCTTTCTAGTTCCATAAATGTTCTACCAGCAGTAGTTCCAAACACTGTTAATGGAAGGGTAAAACCAACCATCAACTGTCTACCAGCCCACTGTACGTTTTTACCAAAGTTAATTAATTGAGTTGTGCCTTGCTTAAACATCGATGTAAGAATTTGAGATCTTTGAGTTGCAATAGACATCTCGGAACTAAAGGCTGCTAATGGTCTAATTGCTAAGGCTTCTTGCATGCCTTTGGAGGCACCAGTTGTTGCTATAAATTGAGTCTGTAAGGTTCTTGCACGTTCTGCTGCAAGACCCATGGTTTCAGCAAATAAAGCACTATTTCTATTAAATCTAGCATTAAAAAATTGACCTAGAGTTGCTTGACCTTTTCTTAAGGTAGCATCTAATGCACCAGCAGATGTTCTCATCTTTACAGTTTCAGCAGTAAAGAATCTGCTTGCGTTAACTAAATCTTGTAACTCAGTAGTATATTTAGCAGTAGCACTACTTTGAAATTTATTATTTTTATTTACCGCAATTGTAAATGCGTTTATTTGTTGCTGTAAAGCCTTTAATTGGGCAGCGGCATTACCAGTATTGATCTCAATATCAATAATACCCTTGGCTACATCGGCCACTAACTAATCACCTCATAGTCTAACCCATGACCTATTCCAAAGCCTTTTTGCCTTGCTGCAACACCTTGAAGTGCTACTATGTCATTAGGGTTAGAGGTTTTTCCCTTGCTGAAAACCCTTGCCTTTAATGCTTCCCAAGCATCTTGAGACGATTTAGAATTTTTATCTAAATCTATTCCTTTTAAAGAGGCAAAAAACTTTTTGTTTTCATACTCTTCTTCTCTTTTTGTGGTCAGTATCTCTACTAACTCAGGAAGAGATAGGGAGTTCTCTAGTTCTTCGTAATTCTTCCATAATCCTAGAAGAAATACTTTAGATTCTATCTCGGCGAGATCTAGTTCTGACCAACTAGAGCCGCCGCTAGTGCGTTTGGGTCGTTCAACTTAATTCCTGCAGCCACTTCAATTACCTTATAAACTGTTGGTAAATCAATTAATTCTTCTAGTTTTGCTTTATCTGCTATTTCTGGTTTATATTGTTTCATAGCGATTGCAGCACAACTTAAAAGCAAATCCATTGATTTAATGTTGTCCTCAGCAATTGAGGTGTCTGATATTTTTTGAAACTCTTTCATGAAATCTCTTAATAGAGAAATCTTTAAAGGTTTCATCGTTACTCTTGTACCGTCTTGTAATTCAATTTCTACAATTTCATAGACACTTGTTGCCATTTATCCTCCTATGGATATACTAAAATTATAGCACAAAACCCACCTCCCGACAAGGGAGATGGGCTAAGTGTCTATTTAATTGTGTTTATTAGCCAACAACACGATCTACGATTTTACCGTATGATCCATTTGATGCTGGAAGTAGACGGAATGATACTTCGAACATTGATGGTTCATCACGTTTTGCAGAAACTGTTACACTTTCAATTGATAGTGCACGGTGTGCTACATATACGCGTTCTACTGCTGTTGCGCCAACTGCGTCTGGGTCTCCAGATCCTGGTCCGATTGCAACGATTGCTCGTTCAACTGGAACAGCGCCTAGTTCGCCAGAGTTTAGAACTAATACATCTTGGGTTGCGCCATCATATTTATCTGTGCTTGGTGCAGCAACTGCCAACAATAAGTTTTCAAGAGTTGCTTCAGCAAATGCTGTTGCTAAGTTAACTTGCATACCTTGTTTGTAAAGTTTTGCAACGTCTAGCAATTGATCAACTTGAACTTCACCAAAATCTGGTTGGAATTGTAATTCCAAACCATTCATGGTGTAACCTACGTTGTTGTAATCTGCTGCTGCTTCCATTGTATCTGCAAACGGTGTTCCGCTTGCAAATGCAGGAATGCCAGAAACACTTCCTGAGCCAGAGAAGTTATAAACTGCTGCTGAGCCAGAACCTTGTGAATACTTTAAAGCACCTTTTCCACCTGTTCCTTTTGACACGAACAGACGAGCGGCACCTACGATAATTTGATTGCTATTACCTAAATTTGCCATATTTTATTTCACCTTCCTTGTTGTTTAGGAAAAGTGGGGCGATTTCCTCAATACTAATTATATACCTGTTTATTACTCGTTATATTGCTTAGAGTGATAGTCATATTTAATAATTAAGTCTCTAGATGGTCTATATTCCATTAAATCGGACACATCTTGCTGACTTTCTGCATATCCAGATTGAAATACATTTATACAGTGAAATCTATACTTAAATAGTTCTGGATAGTTTGCTTCATTATAATCTCTAAGGTTACCAGCAAATTGATTTATATCATGTGCTGCTGAGTCTTCTCTATCTAATATTGCTGTAATAAGACTTGTTAGGTTAATTGTTACTCCATATCTATCTGCACCGTTTGGAGCATCTCCATATAAAGAACCACCATAAATTGTATATCTCATTTGTTCACTTTTTATAGGATAAAAATACTTATATGATCCAGTTCTTACTTTAGTAAATTTATCAAATACTATATATGGTAAATCATTCTCTATAATATCAGGAGGAATATTTCCTGCACCCGCTGGAAAAAATGGTATGAAGTCTGGACCACCTACGGTCTTAGGATATAGGTTATAAAATGCTGGTGCCTGTGTTTTAAATTGTTCCCATACGTATTCATTAATAATGTTTTCTGGTCTATAAATCTTCATCGTCTACCACCTGGTCCTTTAACTATCCAAGACAGTGCTGCTTGCTTTCCTATGTTTCTAGCATTTTTATTTTTAGATGCACTTCTAAAATTATTGCTATATTCTTTAGGGTTAGAAAAGTGCTTATAAAATCCTATTGAGTCTAAGTATACGTTAGTAAAGTATAGTCCATAAAATTCATTAAATGCTCTAACAAATGAACCTCTAGTTGCTGCACCGCCTGGATTTGCTATTACAATAGGACCAGTTCTAAAGAACTCTTCTCCATCTACTTCAAAGAATAGTGCTTTTGCATTTACTTCATTTATTACTACTTCAATACCCTCTTCCATTATTCTTGCTTTGTCAAAAAATTCTTGATCGCTATTTGGTGGAGTTGTATCTGAGTACAAAAAGTCTGCTGACACTATAGCGTTATTTCCTTTTAATACTGAGGTAAGTTCAAACAATCTACCACCTGGGTTTCCAACCTGACCCCATTCATAAACATGATGTAGCATTCCAGGGTGAGATCTAGCGAGACCATCTAGGTATTCGTAAAATACATCTATAGATTCGTCTGCTATATTCTTAGTTATTCTTTTTTGGTTTTTCTTTAACTCTTGTGTAAATCCGTCTGTATACTGTACAACATTCTTTAATGTTTGTACAACGCTATTAACATTTACTTTTGCGGTAATCATGATTCCCACTTCTGTACTTGAGACTTACTAATATATAGTCTAAAGTGTCTTAAGTTATGATTATAGTCAAATGTAGGTACTATAGTCTTTACTTCATATTTAGTATTTACTACCCCTGCTGAATTAACTAGGTTTTGACCATTGATCCAAACATTTGCTCCAGATGGGTCTTTTATGTTTGTTATTGCTATAGAGGTAATTGGATGATATATTCCATTGCTATCTTTTCTAAGATCTTCTTTGGTTCTTAAAAAAGCATTTGAATCATAAATAAAGTCTGTACCTTTTGTTCTTAACTCTCCACTAAAGCCTCTTGTAGATAATTCGCTAATAATAGAGCAGTCTATATTTCTATCAAATACCCATGTTTTAGATATGTTTCCGTAGTCTTGTTGTCTAGTAGTAGCATAATATACATCTGCTGTCATGGGAAATAATAAGTCATCAAGACTAGATGTCTCTAAAATCATTACAACACCCCGATACGAAGCCTGTTTCTGTACTTCTCCAAGATTTTGTCTACAAACATATTGCCAGTTCCAGTTGATGGATTTTTAGCAAACTTAATCTTAAAATCTTCATTATCAAATGATTCAATATATCTATTTACATATTTCAAGTTATCGTTTTTAATATCTTGTACTAATAGTTCGCATGCTTCTTGTATATCTTGAGGAACTACCTTATAGCCAAAATCTCCGTCAATAGTGTACTCTGCATTTTCAGCAAACTGTACATCTAGATATCTTTCCATCCAAACTTGTCTATAGTTTACTTTATTTTCAGGTGTTTCGTCATCTACGTTAGTTATTGATGTACCGTCTTTAGTGATAGCGTATACCACATCGTTTGCACTAGCACTTAGGCTATAGTCATATTTTAATTCTTGGTTTTCATATACTTTATAAATCTTATAGATCTTTTCATCTATAGGTAGATAGTCTGATCCATTTCCTACTACCGTCTTTTCTTTACGAACAAATGGAAATCCTTGTGTTTGTGAATCTATAATATATCTTGCTAGTCTTTCATAGTCTACTTCTTTTCCATCTGTAATATTTAAAGCAGATGCTAATGAATCTAGATTGCAATATGGTCTAATAATCTCAAGGTTGGTTAGTATTACTGTATCTCCAGAAGAATTTTTAACTGATGCTGCTAATGATCCTGTATATTCTAAATATTTTGAATTAAGGCTAAATGTTGCTGCACCTGATACTGTAGAGGCAGATGCTGAAAATGTCTCTCCTGTATATAGATCTTCGTAGTCTAATGTGTATATTCCACTTGGAGAAACTTGAAATGTGGCTGTCAAACCAACAACTTTTTTATATTGTCTTTCATTTAATATTTCCATAATTAAATAAAAATTCCTCCTTACTAATTATATCATTGTAAAAGATTGAAGGGGAGATATTTTTAGTATCCCCCCTTCTACATACCTAAATTAATTTAGGCTTTTGAGAATGCAACTGCGTCTGTTTCTTCGATTTGAACACCAAAGCGTAAGAAGGTTGTATATTCTACAGTGTCTTTCTTAGGTTGGAATTCACGATGTACAGTAACGTCTCTTTGGAATCCCCAAATACGGTTTTCTGGGAATGTTAATGAGATGTAGTTTGCAGGCATCAAAGGTACTTCTACCAAAGGAATACCTAGTAAGCGATATTGAATTGGAGCACCTAGTGTTTGTGGTGCAACGCCGTCAATAACTCTTTCTACGATTCTTTCTGAAGGCAAGTTACCGCTTGAGCCGAGACCATTAATGATCGCTGCTACTGTTTCGCTAGAAGCATAGAACTTCATTGCTGCACGTGATGCGCGATACTTACGTGGCATTGCAAGAACTAATGCTTGCAAATCTTCAACGTCTGTACCATATGAGCCTCCAACATCGTTACCAGTTTGTTCTTTCACATAGAAACCTTCCAAAATGTTAAGGAAGGAGTTTGTTCCTGAACCTGTTCCGTTGATAGCAAGATCTTCAAGATCGTTTGCAAATGCACGAGTCATTGTGCGAACTAAGTGATCTTCTAATCCTGCACCTTCGATGTTGTCTTCAAGTGCTTCTGTTGATACTTCCCAATCAAGGCGAATTTTCTTTGTAGATAATTCAACCTTTGTGAAAGTAACACCAGCGTTGGTGTATGTTGCGTCTGCTTGTGCAGCAGCACGGATAACACGTTCTCCAACGTTCAACTTCTCTAATTCTGCAGTGTTGGCTCTCATTGTTACACGGCGGCCATCACGAGCAAGAACTTGTTGTTCGAAAATATATTCGATAAATTGAGCAGATTGTTCTGGGTTTAAGATACCACCACCATCGGCTGGTGATGCTGTACCTGCAGGTCCCAAGTTTGCTGAAGGAGTTGCTACTCCACCAATTCCACCTGAAACGATTGAACCAGTTGCTGCTGCTTTTTCTAAAATTTCTTCTGACATAATTTTTTCACCTCCCAGTGAATGTTAACGATAGAGGTCAGCGGAATTGAGGAAACGCCCGCCCCACATCGACCTTTTTTGTATTTTGTTTTCCTGCACGACCCCGCCTAGGTCGCCAGACTTGCGGATAGCAGTGTCATCTTCTAATGAGTCAACACGCTTTCCAAACTCTTCTGCGTTGTTTTTAACTGATGTAACTTCCTCGGTTACTTTTGCAACGCTTTTTTGTAATTCGGCAATTTGTTCGTTGATTGATTTTACTGTTGCCACTAAATCTCCAACTGCTGCAGTAACGGACTTGCTAACTTCTTCAACAGAAGTTTTGACTGTTTCAACAGCCTTTGCCAAGTCAGCATCTTTGCTTTCTTCAGCAGGAGTGGTGGCATCTTCAACTACAGTGTCAGACTTTTCAACTGCTTCTGCTGCTGCTTCTGCTGGTACTTCTGCTGCTGCTTCTGCTGGTGCTTCTGCTGCTGCTTCTGCTGGTGCTTCTGCTGCTGCTTCTGCTGGTGCTTCTGCTGCTGCTTCTGCTGGTGCTTTTGCTGCTGTTTCTGCTTCTGCTGTATCAGACTTAACGATTTCGTCTACAACGACTACTTCGTCTTCAACTGCCTTAGTTACTTCTTTTTCTGTATTTGCCATATTATTCCCCTCCTTTACGGAATTATCAATTGATATACCATCAAGTGATTGTGATGAATTCTTTTTTAAAGTCTTCATCTTATGTCCCACAATTGTGTCTGTAGGTTTTCCATCTCTGTAAATCCTAATAGCAACTGCTGGATCTTCTGGCGTTCCTGTAATAGTAAAAGAACTATTTGGAACTTTTATTTTTCCATTGCGAACTACCCTGACAACTTTTCCTCTAGCGGTACCACCGCTTGAGTTCCAAGATACCATGTCGCCAACTCTAACATTATCTGCTTTATCCATTTCTTTCTTTTTTTCTTTGTCGTAGTACATTGCCATATGATCTGGACAATTTTTTGGATCATCACAGTCATCCATTGAATGTGGGTTTTTGTTTGGTGTCATTTCATTTGTAATTGCACCATGTTCTTTTAATAAGTCTTTAATTCTTTGTGTTTTTTCTGTATCTGTTGTTTCAACAAAACCAATTAACATTTCTCCGCTTCTAGTGTCGTCTTCTTTAGAAAGTCTTACTAGTCCTGATTCCTTTGACCAGTATACATTTTCAACAGTCATTTTAGATAGGAATCCATCAACAACTTTAGTTCCATCTTCTTTCTTTTGAATAGATAAAATATTTGCAAATTGATTTGCAGGGTTATCTACTAGTGATAATTCACTTAGGTCAT